GTGATCAGTGCGGGTGGGCCGAAGGGCTTGCCCGTTTTTGTTTGCGCGGTTGCATTGGGAAAGCCCCGGTGGCCTTCGGGTTCGGAACGCAAGACGTTCGCCGCGCAACCTCAAGACTCCCCCGCCATGTGTAGGGCGAGCATTCGAGACCGCCTTAACAAGCGTTCTCAGAAAAGTCGGCAGGGTATCCTTTTCCCTGGTACACACGAAGCCGGGCCGTGTGGCCGCGAAGTACCGGCACTTATTCAAATGTGAACGCGACATAACCCTGGAGGCCCAGCGAAATGGCCCGTCCCGGACGACCGCCCAAGTACACCGAGAAACTGGCAGACACGATCTGCGACCGCATCGCCAACGGTGAAGCCGTGAAAGAGATTTGCCGGGACAAGAACATGCCTGTGGCATCAACGGTGTTCAGGTGGCTGGTTGAGCAGGACGGTTTTTCGGACCGATACGCGCGGGCAAAAGAGGCGCAGATCGAGGCCGAGATGGACAAGATCATTGCCATCGCCGACAACCCGGATCCAGATGCCGATGTGCAGCGCGACAAGCTTCGTATCGACACGCGGAAATGGGTTGCCTCCAAGCTGAAGGCAAAGAAGTACGGCGACAAGCTGGCAATCGGCGGCGACGAGAATGCCGCGCCCATCCGAATTGAGACAACCGTCGCGCCCGTCAACAGTGCGGATACCGTATAACCCTCGCCCGCAACAGTGGGCGGTTCACAAGGCGCTGGAAACAAGCCGGTTCGCGGTTCTGGTCTGTCATCGTCGCTTCGGCAAGACGGTGCTGGCCATCAATGCGCTGGTTGCATCGGCGGTCCACTGCAGGCGGGACAATCCTCGCTTCGCGTACATCGCCCCCACGTTCACGCAGGCCAAGGACATCGCCTGGACGTATCTGAAGGACTACACGCGCGACATTCCCGGCACGCGGTTCCTTGAAAGCGAACTGACGGTCATCCTGCCGACCGGCGCAAGGATACGACTGTACGGCGCTGACAACCCGGATCGGCTTCGCGGTCTGTACTTCGATGGCGTTGTGTTTGATGAATTCGGAGACATGGACCCGGAAGTCTGGTCGGCAGTTGTCCGGCCTGCGCTGGCTGACCGCAAGGGGTGGGCGCTGTTCATCGGCACGCCGAAGGGCAAGAACCACTTCTCGGACCTGTATCTGTCTGCGCAAGCGGATGATGGCTGGTTCTCAGGGATGTACAAGGCCAGCGAAACCGGCCTGATTGACGACGAGGAACTGGCAGCGGCCCGGCGTTCGATGTCGGAAGACCTGTACGCGCAGGAATTCGAGTGTTCGTTTGAGGCTGCGATACGCGGTGCCTACTACGCACACGACATTGCGGAGGCCCGTGAGGACGGGCGGATCATCGGCAGGCTGTACGACAAGCACTTGCCGGTGTGGACCGCATGGGATCTGGGAATTGATGACGCGACGGCGATCTGGTTCTTCCAGGTCATGCGCAACGAGATCCGATGGATCGACTATGAGGAAGAAAGCGGCGAGGCGTTGCCCTTCTACGCCAAGCTGCTGGCGGACAAGCCATACATATACGAAGGACACATCCTGCCGCATGACGTGAAGGTACGCGAACTGTCAACGGGACGTTCGAGGATGGACACGCTGTCCGACCTTGGCCTGAAGGGCATCGAGGTTGCGCCGCGCATGAACCCCGGCGACGGGATCAACGCGGCAAGGGTGATACTGGCGCGGTCATGGTTCGATATTGACCACTGCGCACGGGGCATTGAGTGCCTCGATAACTATCGGAAAGAGTGGGATGCGAAACGGCAGGTGTTCAAGCCGCATCCCTTGCACGACTGGTCATCGCACGGCGCGGACGCATTCCGCTACGGGGCGAGCATGATTGATTTCAACGAGGCGGTGGACGATGTACGACATGAAGCCCGTCAGCATGGAAGAAGCGCCCGAACAGGGTATTGACGTTCTTCTGCGCCACGCTTCCGCACTCAACATAGAACTTGACGACAGCCAGTTGAATGCCCTCGGCATCAAGGTTGTCCGCGACACCGAGGAAGATGAACAGTCCCGATCGGACTGGATGGCGAAATACACCGAGGTTCAGGACATCGTGTCTCTGGTCGCGGACGAGAAGTCGTTCCCGTTCGACGGCGCGTCCAATGTCGTTTACCCGCTGCTGACCGAGGCGTGTCTGGCGTTTGCCAACCGCTCACTTGCTGCGGTGTTCGATGATAAAGTGCTGGTTTCGGCGACAGTCAACGGAGATGACCCGCAAGGGTTGAAGCAGGACAGGGCCGACCGTGTAGCGGCGCATCTCGACTATCAGATGATGAATGAAATGAGCGAATGGCGTCCTGACACGCGTCGGCTCCTGTTCATGTTGCCAGCGGCGGGCTGCATGTTTCGCAAGATATGGTGGTCGGCCCGCGAAGGCCGTCCGATGTCGTGCCTTGTTCGCCCGGAAGACTTCATCGTCAACAACAACGTGTCGGATCTGAAATCCGCGCCGCGCATGACGATGCGGTTCAGGATGTGGCCGCACCAGATCACGGAACAGGTTCGCGCCGGGCTGTTCAATGACGTGGACTACGGGCTGGACCCGGAACGCGACGAGGAGCAGGAATTTTACGAACAGATCAGGCGCATCGACCTGGATGAAGACGGCTATCCCGAACCCTACGTGGTCACGGTTCACGTCGAGACGGCCAAGGTTGCCCGTGTGAAGGCATGTTACGGCTCGCGGGTGGTCATGTCGCAGAACGGCAAGCTGGCCACTGTCACGGCCCGTGGCGTCGAATCCACGGCTGCGCTGCCGGGTGACATCGTGGTCAACGGCGATGAAGTGCAGCAGATCATCCCGATGGCCTACTTCGAGAAGTACGGGCTGATCCCAGATCCGAAGGGCGGCTTTTACGATTGGGGCTTCGGCCACATCGTTGGCGACCTCAACGAAGCCGTCACCACGTCACTGCGTCAGATGATTGACGCATCGACACTGCGCAACGCTGGCGGCGGTCTGCTGTCGAAGGCGTTCAAGGGCAGGCAGACAGACATACAGGTTGCACCGGGCGTCTGGCAGTCGGTTGATGTGTCGTCCGAAGATTTGGCGAAGGGCGTGCTGCCGAACCCGAACCCTGACCCGTCACCGATGGGCCTGCAACTGATCGAAATACTTGTCGAAGCGTCCCGGTCGATGACCACGCAGTCAGATGTGGCGAGCGGTGATGTTGCCGCCCAGATGGCACCGACAACCATGATGGCGCTTGCGGATCAGGCAATGACCGGATTCCGGGGGCTGTTCAAGGGCGTGTGGCATTCGCTGTCCGGCGAGGTCGAGAAGTTCGCATTGCTGAACCGGCTGTCGATGGACGGCCAGCGGTATTTCAGGTTCCACGACGCGCAGGAAGCGGTCGCGGCGGAAGACTACGGCATCGAAGACATGGACATCACGCCGTCCGCTGATCCTGAAGGGCTGTCTCCCATGCAGAAGGCGGCGCGCGGTCAGATGTTGATTTCACTGGCTGCTGATCCGCGACTGAATGCTGACGCGCTGTTCGATGAAGCTTTCAAGCTGATGAAGTTCGGCGATTTCGAGCGGTTCAAGGGCGAGCCGCAACAGCCGGATCCGATGCAGCAGATGGCGGTCCAGCTACAGGCCGCGAAACTGCAGGCCGACATCGCGCTGATCCGGGCCAAGGTCGAAAACGAGCGTGTCGATTCCATCCTCAAGCGTGCGGAAGCGGTGAACGAACTGGCACAGGCGGAAGCTGAGGAGGCCGGGTCGCAGATCACCGGTTACATGCGCCAGCTTGAAGCGTTGCAGGCCACGGCCAAGGCAATCGGCGAGGTAGCGAATGCTAGAGAGAGAGTTTCAGGAATGGCTGGTGCAGAGCAAGCCGGTATTCCGCGCATTGGCCCGCCGCAGGGCGGCGTACCTCGAAGCGATGGCTTCTGAGGCGAACGAGCGAGAAATCTACCGGCACCAGGGCCGGGCGGAGGTTCTGAAGGAACTCCCGAACCTGGAATACAGCGACATGGATTGGAGCGACACCCATGATTGACCCGGAACTTATCCGGCCCGTCGAATATCGCCTTGTGGTTGAGGCGGTTGAGGCTGAATCGAAGGTCGGCAGCATTCTGCTGGCTGACACCACGAAGGAAACGGCTCAGCGTGCGACCACAATCGCGCGTGTCGTGTCGGTGTCTGACAACGCATTCATGGACCCTGATGTTCATGGCCCGCAGGACCGCCCGAAGCCCGGCGATCTGGTCCTGATCGGCAAGTACACCGGCCAGCCGGTTGTGCGGAACCCGAACGACAAGGATACGAATTACAAGATTCTGAATGACAAGGATGTTCTGGCGATTGTCCCGCCGGAAGCCGTCGCTCAGTTCGATCCCGTCGCGATGACCGCCGCAATCACGGCCAAGCGTGAGGCGGTGGCATGACCGAAGCACAGGAAGCCACCGAAGCAACTGAAGCTGTCGTCCAACCCGGCCCCATCGAGGAACTGGCGTCCGAAATCGGCTGGCGACCGGACGGCGAACTGTCCGCTGCCGAGTTCATCAAGAACGGCCCGGAGATCCAGAAGCGCCAGCGTGTCAGCAATGAACGTCTCGACGCTGAACTGCGTGCACAGAAGGAAATGTTGCACCGGATCAGTTCGACCATCGAAGGCGTGCAAGAGCGTGCGATGGCGAAGGCCCGCGCCGAACTGATGGCGGAGAAGCAGGCAGCATTCGAGGTCGGTGATTATCAGCGGTTCCAGCAGATCGAGGCGGAGGAACGGCAGCTTGTCCAGAAGCCCGCACAGTCCCCGGCGATTGCTGAATTCGTGGCGCGCAATGAATGGCTGAAGACGGACCCGATCCTGCGGTCTGCCGCGATCCGCATGGATGCCGATATCCGTGCCGCTGCCCCGAACATGGGCGAAGCGGAAGTACTGGAGAAGGTCGCAGCCGAGGTGAAGGCCGCTTACCCGCACAAGTTCCGCGATAAGGCGAAGACATCGCCCGATCTGGACACACGCCCGCCCGGCGCGAAACAGACCACCGGGCGCAAGAATGGTTTTTCCGAACTGCCGTCAGAGGCTCAGGCGATTGCCTTGAAGCTGGAGCGGCAGGGACTTGGTTCGCGTGACGAATACGCGACAAGATATTGGAGTAGCGACAAATGAGCCGCAAGACAGCCGAACGGAAGCAGCGAATCCCGATGAACGGCAAGAGGCTTCGGCTTGATGCCCCCAAGCGCGAGGGCTTCTACTCACGCTGGATCAATGACGATGTTGGACGCCTGCAGGAAGCGCAAGAAGCAGGCTACGACTTCCGTCCCGATCCGACGAACAGCGACAGCAGCGACAGCCGCACATGGCGGCATGTCGGCGGCGGCAAACGGGCATATCTCATGGATCTGCCCGAAGAATACCGGAACGAAGATGTCCTGGAAGCGCAAGCCAGCATCGACCGGAAAGAAGCCGCAATTCTCCGCAAGGGCCGCGTCGATCCATCGTCCGGCCATGCACTCTCAAATGATCCCACCGCCTACGTTGCGAACGCTTCAGTCAGGCGGGGGACATAAACCGAAAGGTTCAATCCAATGGCGAACTCTGATGCTCGCTTTGGCCTGAAGCCCGTGCGGTCGGCGAATGGCGGTTCCTATGTTCCGTCTGTTCTGCCCATGTATATTGCGGCTGGCTATGCCACCGCTCTGTTCGTGGGTGATCCGGTCGTTATCACTGGCACGGCCAACACTGCGTACAAGAACTTCATCGGCGCGTCCGGTGAACCCGGCGTCATGCCGGAAATCAACAAGGCTACCGCTGGGGCGGGCAACCTGATTGACGGTGTGATTGTCGGCTTTGCCGCTGACGACCGTGATGCAGGCATGAACAGCCCCGCATCGACCGAGGGCATTGCTCTGGTCGAGGTCAGCCCGGATGTGATCTTCGAGATTCAGGAAGATGGGGCCGGAGCGACTATCGCCGCGACCGACATCGGTCTGAATGCGGATCTGGTCTACACCCACGCTGGCGATGCCACCTATGGCAAATCCGGCGCGGAACTGGACATTTCCACGAAGGCCACCACGGCCAATCTTCAACTGAAGATTATCGGCCTGTCCAATCGTGTCGGCAATGAACTGGCTGCGAACGCCGTTGTCGATGTTCTCATCAACCAGCACAGGCGCAAAGACAGTGCCGGTGTGGCTGGCGTGTAAGGGGGACTGAACAATGGCAGTCATTACTACTGGCTCAGCACCCAAGGCGCTCTGGGAAGGTATCCAGGCGTGGTGGGGACGCGACTACTCGGAACATGGCATGGAATGCCGTGAACTGTTCGACATCGACGACTCCGGAAAGGCGTATGAGGAAGATGTCGAGATTACCGGCTTCGGTCTGGCTGCGGTCAAGAACGAAGGCACCGGCGTCTCGTATGACACCGAATCGCAGGGGACCGTCACGCGCTTCACGCATGTCGCCTATGGCCTCGGCTTCCAGGTGACCCGCGAGGAGTTTGCGGACAACCTCTATACGGAAGTCGGTGAACGGCGCACGCAGGCGCTGGCATTTTCCATGCGGACCACGAAGGAGATCGTTGCGGCGAACGTCTACAATCGGGCGTTTAATTCGGCGTATGCCTTCGGGGACGGCAAGGAACTGCTGGCGACCGACCATCCGGTTGCGACCGGTGGCACGCAGTCGAACGAACTTTCGACCGCCGCCGATCTGTCGGAAGCATCGCTTGAAGACCTGTGCATTCTCATCGACCAGGCGAAGAACAGCCGTGGCCTTGAGATTGCCATCAAGGCCAACAAGCTGATCATTCCGACGCAACTCAAGTTCGAGGCGCATCGTATCCTTGAATCGCTTGGCCAGTCCGGCACGGCGAACAATGACACGAACGCGCTCAAGGACATGGGGCTGTTCCCCGGTGGCGTGTGCGTCAACCACTACCTGACGGACGCCGATGCGTTCTTCATTCGGACCGATGTTCCACGCGGCATGATTATGTACAACCGCGAGGCCATCGACATCTCGAATGATGGCGATTTCGACACGGACAATTTCAAGGTCAAGGCATACGAGCGTTATTCGCCCGGTGCTTCGGACTTCCGTGGTCTGTACGGCACCGCTGGTGCCTGATGCGTTGGGGCGGGCTTCGGCTCGCCCCTTTCTTCTTCTGACGCCTTCACAGGCGTTATCCCCATAAACGTCAGGAGATATGACAATGGGCGCACCCGCACGTTTCCCCAACGGCGTCACCAATGTTGGCGCTACCGATCCGCTGGCTTCCTTTGGCCTCCCCGATCCTTCCTCATGGCATGTGTATTTCAACGATTTTGACGCCTATGCGGTGGCCGATTGGGTTGTCACCACCACCGAACTCGGCACCGGCTCCGCAACGGAGGCGGTCGGCGATGTCGATGGCGGCGCACTCGTTCTGACCAATGCGGCGGGCGACAACGATCTGGACTTCCTGCAGTTGGCCGGTGAAAGCTTCAAGTTCGCATCGGGCAAGAAAATGGTTTTCAAAGCCCGCTTCAAGGTCTCGGATGCAACGCAGTCCGACTTCGTGATGGGCCTGCAGATCACCGATACCACGCCGCTGGACGTGACCGATGGCGTGTTCTTCCAGAAGGATGACGGCGACACGTCGCTGGACTTCCATGTCGAGAAGGACAACACGGCGACCAGTTCGAGCGCGGTTCACACGATGGCCGATGATACCTTCGTTGTCGTGGCCTTTGCCTATGACGGCGACTCGGAAATCACCGCATTCGTTGACGGCACGAAGGTTGCCAGTGTCGCGACCACGAACATGCCGGATGATGAGGAACTGGCCGTTTCCTTTGGCGTTCAGAACGGTGAAGCCGTCGCCAAGGTTATGACGGTTGACTACATCCTGTCCGCGAAGGAGCGGTAATTGTGGCTGACACTGTAAACACGCAGGTCATTCGTGATGGTGGGCGGCGTTATGTCGTCCACCTAACGAACGAAAGCGACGGCACGGGTGAAAGCGCCGTGTCCAAGATTGACATTTCCGGCATCAACACGCCGGACGGTTCGACCCCCACATATACCGTTGTGGAACGGGTGGACGGCGTTGTCGTCGGTTCCGGGCGTGTCGTTCTTGAGTGGGACCACACCACGAACGACGAGATTGCCGTTTGTGCCGGTTCCTTCTTTCACGACTGGTCGGAAAGCGGCGGGCTTGTTGACCCGCAGTCTTCGGGCGGCACGGGCGATATTGTCCTGACCACCTCCGGGTTCGCGTCCGGCGACGGGTACGACATCACCATCACGCTGCGGGCCAAGTAATGCCAGGCCCCGTGTATCCCGCGACCAAGCCGGGCCAGTTCTATCGCATGTGCGCGCGAACGGGTCAGAAGGTGCTTGCAAGCAAGACCCGTCGGGAATGGACGGGGCAGTACGTCCGCGCGGAAAGCTTCGAGGAACGTCACCCGCAGGACTTCCTGAAGGCGCGCAAGGATTCGCAGAGAGTCCGTGACCCGCGTCCGGAGACCACGGACAACTTCGTCACCGCGTCGGAGCATACAAGGGCCGATCTATGAACATTCAGGAGATTCTGGCGCGGAATGCCATCAACAACGGCGGCACACCGGGCGGGCTGGCACCGGGCGCAAACACGTCTGGCGGCAAATCGACTGGCTTCTCCGGCTTTGGCGGCACGAAGGGGCGGGGGCTGTCCGGCCTATCCAATACGGACATCTTCGGGGCGCTTGGCCTGCTGTCCGGGAACGGTGTGGCTTCCCTCGCATTGAACGCGGCGGGCGTGGCGCTCGACCAGAATTCACAGTCCGTTGCGGGCCACCCTGATTTCGGGCTGGCCAACACATCATTCTCAAGCGGGCTGGCGAACGCGCTTTCATTCGGACTGATGGGCGAAAGCGTTGCGGATCAGGCCACGGCTCAGGGCTTCGGTGATCTGGCCGTCGGCCTGAATTCGCATGGCGCGCTGACCACGCCGGACCTTGCATCATCCATCGGGTTCGGCGCGGGGCAATCCTCCGGCTTCGGCCTTGGCGACATTGATTTCGGCGATGTGGATATGTCCGGCTTCGGCGTGGACGTTGACGTTGACTCGCCGTTCTAGGGGGAACTGATGGCAACTTCCGGTTCGACAGATTTCAACCTGAACGGCGGTCAGATCGTGACGGCTGCGCTGCGGAAGCTGCGTGTTCTGGGCGGCGGGGAATCTGCGACGGCGGACCAGATGACGGACGGCCTCCAGGCGCTCAACCTGATGGTCAAGTCTCTGCAGGCGCGCGGCATCCATCTGTGGCGGCGCACGGAGGGTTCACTGGCCCTGACGGCTGATACGCAGTCTTATACGTTCGGACCCGGTGGCGACTTCACAACCCGCGCGCTGCGCATCGAAGACATGCGGTCGCAGAAGACCGGCGAAGCTGAAATCCCCATGTGGCTGCTGTCGCGTGATGAATATTTCGACCTGCCGAACAAGGACACGACCGGCACACCGACGCAGTTCTACTATGACCCTCAGTTGACCACGGCGAAGCTGTATATCTGGCCCGTGCCGAACGCGACCGGGACCACGCTGAAGTTCACCTATGCCCGGCAGTTCGAGGATTTTGACGAACAGGCGCATGACCCGGATTTCCCGCAGGAATGGCTGAACCTGCTGGTGTACGGGTTGGCGCTGGAAATGGCCCCTGAGTACAGCAAGGAAGTCCCGCAGCTTGTGGCGGCGCAGGCTGAAAGGCTGTTGCGCGAGGTCGAGGGCTTCGACCGTGAACTGGCCACCATCCGGTTCGGTGTACGCTGATGGAGCCGTGGTACAAACGCGCTGGCGACTACATGCTGGACGCATTCACGGACATTGACACCAGTTTCAAGGGCGCACGCGCGGACGCTCGCGAATGGGCGTCCCCGGTCTCCGACTGGATGCGCGATGCTGACAGCGAACTGATGGACGGGATCCGGCATTATCTAGGCCCGCACGCAGGCCCGCCAGTTCAGGCGGCGTTGAAGTATGGGCCGGAGATGTTCGGCCCCGGCGCGGACGTTCGGGACATGACGGAAGGTTCGTCACAGTTTGCGCAGGCGTTGATGAACCGTGATTACAGCGGTGCGCTTGAAGGCGGTGCATTGATGGCGGGCGGTACGCTGATGGCGGCGTTGCCCGGACCTTCTGTGTCGTCAATGAAGCGTGGCGTTGATGAAGTCGTGGACGCCTTGCCGATGGATGAAGCGTCACGCATGGCGCGGGCGGATGAGATGGGCTTTGATACCAGCAAGATACTGTATCACGGCACGCCGGACGTTCGGGGCATCGACGCGGACGGGTTCAGCACGGCAAGTGAACGGTTGATGGGCGATGATCGGTCTGGGCCGTACTACTTCACAAACAGGAAGCAGACAGCCGCGACTTATGCTGATGACACACGGGCATTTGATTACCAGAACGCAGAACCCGAAATTATTGAGGCGTTTGTGGCGCAGGCCAATCCTCTTGTGATCGACGCCAAGGGGTCGTCTTTCCGGGAAGGAATCGACCTAAGCGAATTGCGCGAACAGATGCCGGATTATTCCGACCTGAATGAACTTCGTATGGGGTTTGATTCAGCGACGGGCCGCATGATGGTTCATAGCGATCAAATGTCCGACCTTGCGAAGCTTAATGGCTATGACGGCGTTGTCATCCGCAACATAAGGGACGAATACAACGGGGGCGGGATGCCCTCTGATGTTTACATGGTGTTTAATCCGTCAAAGATACGGCGCACGACAGCCAAGTTTGACCCGGCCAAGCGTGACAGCCGTGACCTAACGGCGGGCCTTGCGATGCCGGTTGCCGCTGGTTCCGCGCTTGCGTTGGCGCTTCAGGGTTACCGCAACGAACAAGGCGATGATGGCACGCCGATCTACAGGCGCGAACAATGATCCCCGTCAACTTCGGCGTTCATTCCTACGCAACCGAGACACCGCAGTTCAGCAGCCAGCGCGCCCTAAACGTATTTGCGGAGATGGACGAGGGCGGCGCACGCGGTCAGGTGATGGTCCGTCACACCGAAGGCCTCAAGGCATGGATCACGGTCGGCAGCGGCCCGATCCGGGGCATCTACAACAGCAAGACGTTTGGCAAACTGTACGTGGTTTCCGGCGCTGATCTGTACGAGGTCAACGCAGCGGGGACGGCTACACTTCTCGGCAAAACGGACGCGGGTTCCGCTCCGGTCATGTGGGCTGAAAGCACAACGCAGGTTGCCATGCTGTCGAATGCGTCTCTATGGACCTATGACGGCACCACGTTGACCAACGTATCGGATCCCGACTTCCTCGGCGCTGGCAGCATCGCGGCGCTTGACGGCTTCCTGATCTATCACAAGGCCGACACACGGCAGTTGAACCTGTCGGAGCAGAACGATTTCAGCAGTTATGACAGCCTGCGGTTCGGCACGGCGGCGCGTACCACGGCACCCATCATCCGGGTCGCGACCATCGGAACGCAGATATTCGTGTTCAAGGAAGAACTGACGGAGATATTCTTCAACGGCGGGCTTGATACCTTCCCGTTCCAGCGCCGCAATGACAGCCTGATCCTGCACGGCACCACGGCGAAGTATTCGGTCGCGCAGGTCGATTCAACGCTGTACTGGCTTGGTGAAAATCACACGGTATACAGGCTCAACGGGGCCAACGCGGAACGGATCAGCACGGCGGGCATCGAGACGGCCATCCGGGAGATTTACGCGGTCGGCGGCGTGGCAAACGCCTATGCAATGGCGTGGACCGGCGACGGCCATGAATTCTATGCGCTGACGTTCCCGGAACAGACGTTCGTATACGACGCAAAGACCGGCATGTGGCACGAACGGGCCAGCGGCGATCTGGGCAAGTGGCGTCCGCTGTGCATTGAAAAGGCGCTCGGCACGTCAACCACCGAACTGTTCCTCGCTGGCGACAGTTGCTCCGGCGCGATTTACGAACTGGATTTCGCGACATACCAGGATGCGGGGTCGAACGTGGCGCGCGAGGTGATCGGTGCGCCGGTCCAGAACCGCCCGAACGAGATGAACGTGGACCGGCTGGAAATCACATTCGAGACAGGCGTCGGCCCGGAAGACAACACGGACCCGCAGGTAATCCTTCAGGTATCCAAGGACGGCGGGCATACATGGGGGCATGAACGCTTCGCATCGCTTGGCAAGGTCGGTGAACGCAATACCCGCGTGGTCTGGCATCGTCTGGGGCAGGGCAAGGAATTCCTGTTCAAGTTGCGCGCATCCGAAAACGTCAAGTTCTCCATTGTCGAGGCGGTGATGCACGGGTCACCGGCAAGCGTATGACATTCACAGTCGCCCCGGCACCGGAGGGGTACGCGCAGTTCCATATGCAGCAGGTCGTTGAGGCACTCAGGACGGCTTTCAACGCATCGTCAGCGGGCGAGGTCATCTTTCATGCGGGAACACCAGCGGACGCGCTTCTGTGCGACGGTAGCGCCGTTTCGCGTGTCGCATACGAAGGCCTGTTTGCTGTCATCGGGACCACCTACGGGGTTGGTGACGGTTCGACCACGTTCAACGTCCCGACAGTCGCGGATCTGACGGTATCGAACGGCACGGATGCACGGGCATGGATACGCACGTAAGGGAAGCCGTGCCGGCAGACCTTGGCCAGTTGCTTGAATGGTCCGCGAAGTTTGCCGAATGGGCTGGCGTTGACGCTGATATGGGCGATGTGGGCCACACGCTGCTGGACATGATGGAACGTCCCGGCTTCACGGTCGCGATGCACGACACGGGCTTCATTGCAGGCGGTGTGATGCCGATGTGGATGAACCGGGCAAAGGTAGCGGCAGAGGAATTGATGTGGTGGGCAGACGGCAACGGGATTGCCCTGCTGGACCACTTCGAGAAATGGGCGGCGGACAACGGGGCCGATCTGGTCGTGATGATCCACCTTCCGAACAACGGGGCGGTACTTGAGCGCCTGTATCGCCGCAAGGGTTACGCAAAGAGCGACACCAAATTTATGAAGGTGCTGGCATGACAATTTTCTCCGGCCTCGCAAATGTGCTTCAGGGCAATTCGGCGGCAAGGGCTGCGAATGCACAGGCACGCGCGACCACTGACGCGACAACGCGCGCCCTCGACTTCCAGGAAGAAGGCCGCGATCTGTCGTTCGACTTCCTGCAGCCGTTCTATGACACGGGTCAGGAAGGGCTTGCGGCCTATACCGGTGCGGTTCTGGGTGGTGAATTCGCGCCCGATCTGACTGAAAACGGCTTGGGCGGTGCGCTGGAAAGCATGGGCATCAACCGGGCTGGCATGGACTTCCGCCTGAATGAAGGCATGTCCGCGCTCGGCAACCAGTTTTCAGCAATGGGCGGTCTCGATGGCAATCAGGCCAAGGCGCTTGAACGCTTCCGCATGGGTACGGTGACGGACGAATACGACCGTGGTTTGGCGCGGCTTCAGGGCCTTGCCGGTCAGGGTCAGGTTGCCGCTGGCGGGCTGGCGGGCGCTGCGACGGGTGCGGGATCCGGGCTTGGACAGACGGCCTTCGCGGGCGGCACTGCGGCTGGTGCACAGAGCGCATCGGCACTGCTCAACAATCCCGGCGCGAACTTTCTCAGGGCAGGCGGCGCAGGCGCGCAGACATTGGCAGGATTTTTCGCATGAACCCGGTATCAATGGCAGGCTATCAGTCGTCAATGCAGACGCCTTCGCTGGCGAATTTCTTCGGCGCGGCGAACGTATCACAGAACCGCGAACGTCTGGGGCTGGCCCGTAAGCAGCTTGAAATGGAAGCACAGGCGCAGGCTCAGAAGTTGGCGCAGGACAAGCAGAAACAGCAGTCGCTTGCCGCGTATTTCTCCGGTGGTCAGGGACAGACGCCCGCACAGCCGCAGATGATGCCCGGCCAGACGCCCGCACAAATGCCAGCACAAGATCCGCTTGCCGGTGGCGGCGCTCCGATGGATACGGCGCAGATGCAAGCACCGCAGCCGCAAATGGCACCACAGACGCCGCAACCGAACCCGATGGCGCGATATGTCGGACTGGCGCGCGGCGGGTACAACATGGATGAAATCAAGGGCTTCATCGAACTGGAGCGCACGGGCCGCAAGGACATCATCGAACAGATGACCGACCGCGCCGGGGCGATGGCGCAGGCCGCGCAGTCCGTCGAACAGCTACCGGAGGAACAGCGCGCCGAAGAATGGCTGCGCCAGACAAACCAGATCGAGCAGGCGTTCGGCGTCGATATTCCCGACCATCTGCAGCAGTACAGCCCGGACAACCTGAACGCGGTGAAGGCCCGCGCTATTCCCGTGCTGGATATGTGGAAGCAGGCCAACCCCGGCCCCACTGCGGCCATTCAGGGCTATGCGCAGGCGAAGGCCGAAGGCTTCAAGGGTTCGTTCATGGAATACATGATGGCCCTGAAGGAAGCGGGGGCGTCGAAGGTTGACGCACGGACGCTGACCACATCCGAGACCGAGGAACAAAAGAGACGCGGCGCGCTTCTTGTTGACAACTTCAAGACGGTTATTGAACGCGCGAATGATGCGGAGGAACAGATTTCCTACCTGACAGCCGCACGGGCCATTCCCGAAACGGTGAACGGCAAGGAACTGCCATCCGTTCTGCAGCAGCGCGCGGGTAACATTGCCGTGGCGCTTGGCTTTGACCCGGCTGAATTGGGCCTAGATCGGATCACAGACGGGCAGCAGTTCGAGGGCCTGATGACGGAAATTCTGCAGCGCAAGCTTTCCACGCAGAAAGGTCCGCAGACGGACAAGGACGCAGACCGGATCAAGGCAACCATGGCGGACCTTGGGAACACGCCCGCCGCCCGACAGTTCCTTCTCGATTCCGCGATTGCGATTGCACAAAGGGATGTCGCGCGTCGCGAGTTTTTCGAGGAATGGCATGAGAAGAAGCGCGCGGAGACCGGGACGGGGACTTATGACGGCGCGGCCCGCGCGTTCAATAGGGCAACCCGCAACATGCCGCTTATGGAGCGCGACGTTGACGGGAATTGGTGGTTCTGGAACCAGTACGAGGCGGCTGTCCGCAAGGGGAATCCGGACATGACATTTTCGGAACTGGTGGACGACTGGAAAGCCGCCGTCGCCGCTGTGAACGAGCGCAAAGACGAGGCCAACTAAATGACGAACCCTTTGCAGAACCCCGAAATGTATCGCGAGGAAAAGACACGCAACCCGCTGTCCGCGCCATCCGAGTTTGGCGGCGGCACGGATTACGAGCGTTTCAAGGCCCAGGCGGAACCTCTCCCGGATGAGCCGGGCATCCTGCAGCAAGCTTGGCAGGGCGTGAAGGATTACGCCACGGGGGCGAATGCGGAGCCGGGCGTCACGGACCTGCCGGAGTTTTCGGTTGACGCGCTGGACGGGGATTTTTCCGACAAGTTCACACTGGCATTCCGCAAGCTTCTCAATTCGACCGAGGAAGGCAAAGCCGAAGCCATCAAGTCGATGTTCCCGGACGTGAACCTGGAGCAAGACGCATACGGCAACATGATCGTTGTTCTGCCCACGGGCGACCGGCGCACAATCAACCGCCCCGGCCCATCCCCGCATGACGCTTACCAGTTCGTCACGGAACTTATGACGTTCCTTGGCCCGGCGCGACTTCTCCGCACGGCGAAGGCACCGACGATGGTAGGGCGTGCGGGCGCGGAAACATCCGTTGCGGGCGGGCTTGAATATGGCCGTTCCGCCGTCAGCCCGGACGAGGATGCGGACGTGAGCCGTGCATTGATTGCGGCGGGCGGCGCGGGCTTCGGGCAGGTTATAGGAGATGCTTTCAGCAAGGTATTCCTTCGCGGCCCGAAGGTTCAGCAGGCGGGCAAACTGACGGACGCGGCACGGCAGGCGCTTGAAGATGCGGGCATCAACCCGCTGGACGTTTCCACGGCGGTCGCGGATCGGTTCATCAAAGACTGGGCGGCACAGGCGCATAAATATGGCGTTTCCCCGTCAACCGCTCGTCGCGTCCTGCTTGACGAATTTAACATCAAGACGACACGCGCGCCTGTCACGAACGATATGAAAGACTGGCGTACCGAAGATGCCATGGCACGGGGCGGCAAGGGTGACGCGGCACAGAACATTATGCGGACGGTACGCGATGCGGAGGCCGAAAGCGTTGGCGATGCGGTTGCAAACATTGTAGGGCGGCAGGCCCCGGATATTGGCAACCGTGTGGAGGCGGGCGAAGCGGTCCAGGCGGGCCTAAAGAAGCGTTCGGAAAGTGCGCTTGCCAGCATCAACCGGGCCTATGACAAGGAAAATATCCCAACCGGCGAACTGTTTGTGTCTGGTGAGTATGTGGCGACCATACCGGATCGCATTCGTCGCCGTCTCTATGACGAGGACGTTGATGTCAGCCCCGCCGCATTGAAGCTTATACCGCAGACCGAGGACGCGATAAGGCAACTGGACAGCTTTGTTGCCGAGGGGACGGAAGGCATGGCCAAGGGGGATGTGTTTCTCCATGACATTCACCGGCTGGAGAAGCAGCGCCGGTTCATCAATCGCAAGTTTGCGGCGGCACAGGGCGAAGACCGCACGGCGCTGGCAATTCTCAAATCCGAATATGACCGGGCCATTGGCGACTTCATTGATGAAGGGCTGTTCCAAGGCGATGCGGCGATATTCGACAAGCTGAAAGATGCCCGCAAGCTTCGGGCGGAATACGGGCGGCTTTTTGAGGTTCGCGGCAAGCGGGATGAGGCGGGCAAATTCATCCAGAAGATTATCGAGGAAGGCCGGACACCGGAGGAAGTGGGCCAGTATATCACCACGTCCGCCAACCTTTCCTCGGAATCCATGGGCAGGGCGTCACGCATTGCCGAACGCATTGTTGCGATTGCGGGCAAAGACTCGCCGGAGGTCAAGGCCCTCAAGGCTGGCGTCATCCGTGCCGTTGTACAGAATCAGGCCATGACCCAGAAGGGTTACAAGACCATGGCGCGGGACATGAGCAACTTTGCCAATTCCCGGCTCGGTAAAAATCTGTTTGAACCGTCTGAACTGTCGGAAGTGCGCCGCTTTGCCCGTGCCGTGTCGATTCTCGTGCCGCCTAAAGATGCCGTCAACCACAGTGGAAGCGCGGGCGCATTCATGGGCATGGTCTTGGATATGATGACCAAGCTTCCGATGTTCGTGGGCGTTGCTATGGGCGATCCGATGATGGCGGCGGCGGGGGCTGTTGCGGCAACCGGGCGGCGGCAGGCGTCAGAGGCGGCGGGCGGTGTTCGGGCGTCCCGTGCGGCGACGGGCGCACCACGCTCAACCCGTCGCTATCTTCCGTTTGGGTCCGTGGGGGCGGCAGGCGGTAGTACAATTCCGTCAGAAGAAAGATGAGCGGCGGCGAAAACAAGACGAACTCCAGGATGGTAAATTCCGCGCCGTCATAAAGGTAAATGGCGTGTGAGACGGCGGCGAATGCCCACGCTATGCCGGAAACGATGAAAAAGATGACGATGCCGGTTTTGGCGGTGGCAACTAAGTAGAGTTTCATCCATCCAACATAGGCACACACCGAGCGCATGTCAGTGCGGAAAAGCATCAATTTCGCCACAACGGCGAAGATCAAGCGCCAATGGCGTTCCCAGTACCACATCACAGAACGATAACCGGAGGGCCTCATGGCGTCACCGTTCATGGACGGCTATGTCCAGATTCTCGACAACACCGGCGCTCCGATTTCGGGTGCCAAGCTGAACTTTTACGAGACCGGCACGGCTACCCCGAAAAACACATTCAGCGACGAGGCGTTGTCGTCTGCGAACGCGAACCCGGTTGTCACCGACACCAACGGCAGGCCCGGCCCGATCTATCTGACTACGGGCGCGTACAAGGTCGTCATCACGGACGCATCCGACAACACGCTGGAAACCATTGACCCGGTGGGGCAGCAGGTTGACCGCGACGACCTGACAGCATCGGCGGGCTTCTATCGCGGGGATGTGTCCGAGACCGCGAAACCGTTCTTCCATCTCGGCGCGATCCGGCTCTGGTTCGATGACGCAAATTCAGTGTTCCGTTACAAATCCGGTTCTGACCCGTCCAGCGAGACAGACGGTACGGCCCTGACCACGACCTATGATGACGCTTTCAACGAGTCGTCGCTCCTGGACCTTGGCGGTTTCAAGATATGGCGGCAGGCCGATGGTCAATGGCGGTCGAAGAATGGCACGCCTTCAAGCGCGTCCGATGGCGTGCTTCTCACCACGCTGTTTTCCGGCGACCACGGCGAGGATGATGACCTTCCGAAGTTCGACAGGTCCGGCACCGTCTATCGCCTCTGGATAGACACAGACGGCGACCCGCGCGTCGTATCCGGTGCACCGGCCAGCGACACGGACGGCAAGAAGATCGGCGACCACGCCACGATTCAGACCGGCGATCTGCTGGACACGACAACCGGGACAAGCGTCAACACAAGCGACCTTGGCGCATCCAGCCCGAAGCGCGTCACGCTTTCGTTCGATCAGGT